CCCCCCCTATCCCTCACGGGGGTTCGGGGCGGTTTGGGAACCGCCCGACCCCTGGAGGGATCGCCATCACTACAACCTACACGCGCCCTGAATGACCAGCCGACAGGAGCCACCGATGACCCCAGCCTACGCCAAAGCCCCAGACCCATCCGCCTACGCCACCCCCCGAACCATCCGACCCTACTCTTTAGGCCAGAACCCCGAATGGGACGCCGTGTCCCGGATGCTTGCGGCGGGGTTGGTGACGGTCGCGCCCGATCCGATGGCGCGCGGGTTTGTGCGTGTCTCCGCCGTGCCTATCTTTCAACGCAAGAAACCCCGCCCATGAAGCCCCGCAAGCAGCCCAAGCCAGCCTCCGCGCCAGCGCTCCGGACAGTGGCGGCGGTGACCCTCGACCATCCTGGCGTGATGCGTGCCGCATGGGCCGACCCCGACGACATGGACCCGCTACGGCGTGAGGCGCGGCTGATCCAGGGAGAGCGGCGATACGACCCGCTGCTCATGCTCCACCGCCAGACGCCTGAACGGTGGACGAACGCCATGGTGGGCGCTGGCGAGCGATACCGGCGGGATTACGAGGTCGGTGTGCTGGGGGCATCCTCGGCCGGTGGTCGTGGTGCGGTTGACCTGCCGTGTCCGCACGTTAAGGCATGGGGCAAAGCCGCGGCACTCAATCGGCACCACTCCGCACGGGATGCGCTCGGTCCGACGCTGCACGCGTTCGCCTCGGACTTACTCGTGTGGCGGTTGTCATTGGCGGCGATCACCAGCGCCCGCGGCCTACCACGGGACCGGACGGCGGCGATGGTCGAGGCTGCTATGCTGCGGTTGGTGGACCACTATGACGGGACGCGGCCTAAGCGGGAATAATCGCCTGTCGGTCCATTATCCTGTTGACGTTCCGCCCGTGGGGCGATATGTTGTGGGCATCGGGACGGGATGGCCGGACCTACAGAAAGGAACGCAGACGATGCACATTCAAGAAGCCACCTACACCGTGATCGTGACGCCGGCCCGCATGCGCGTTGCTGAGTCAGTCAAGGCGCCGATCGCAATCCTCCACGATGACCAGATGTTCGGATGCCCCGCAATGCTGCGGATGACGGCAAACGAGGCCCGCGCCCTGGCCGCGCACCTGATCCGGCTGGCTGACGCCGCCTAACCCAACCCGGGGCTCCGGCCCCCACCAACGGGAGACACAGACCATGGCCTACATCATCACCGACAACGACGTCATCATCTATGGCACGGGCGACACGGTAGACGCCGCGTGGGACGACGCCCGAGCCACACTGGCAGCAGCCCAGGTCGAGCTTATCGGCGACGACGTGGATAGCACCGAGTGCCTGGGCAGCTGGACGCGTGAGAGCGGGCTGCGCTGCGTGCCTGCTTCCGACGCGGTGATCGCTGCTGTGATGGACGAGGGCGGCGACATCGCCTGGCGGACGGTCGGCGGCGTCGCTGTTACGACGGCCGAAGCCTACGCATGATTAACGCCACTCTCAAGCGCCTCGGTCTGACCCAGACCGAGGCTGCTGCAATTCTCGGGATCAGCCACCACACGCTATCCCGCTACGCCCGCAACGCCCTTCCCGCGCCTTGCTGGCTGCTGCTGATCCTCGCTACATGGGAAGCGCACCCCGAGGCATTGGCCAAGGCACGCGAAAATGTTTTACACACTGCGGCAATGTGTGCCAATGGGGTGATACCTTGGCGGTCATAGCGGCTGCCGCTCCCGATAATCGACCTGAAGGGGTGCCATCATGCCGGGCAACCCGTTCTACCGTTCGCAAGCCTGGCGCAAAGCGCGGGCCGCATTCCTCGCAACCCACCCCATTTGTAGCGTGCCGGGCTGTGACGCCCGCGCAACCGATGTGGACCATGTCAAAACCATCCGATCAGGTGGCGACGCGCTAGACCCGGCCGGCTTGCGAGCCTACTGCCACCAGCATCACTCGCAAAAAACTGCACGACGTGACCGAGGCGCCTACCGACGCAGCGACAAGCCGGTGGTTGCGCATGGATGCACTGCCGATGGCGTGCCTCTCGACCCCAGCCACCCGTGGCGCAAGGGGGCGGGGGGATCGAATCTCTAGGCCGAATGGGGCCGGAACCGTTCCGGGCATTCGCTTGCAGTGAGACGAATTTAACTACCCCCCCCTTGGGAGCCAACAAACGGCTAGTAAAGAATCCCGGATGTGCTAGTATAATCCGTAAGTTAGGAGGAATACATGGCACAGTTTGAAGCATTCGGGACTAACCCGAACGAGATGCGCGCCAAGGGTTCGACGGCGGCGTTTAAGCGTCGGCAATCGTCCGCTGTCCGGTGCCTGGGTAGCGCGACTGATGCGCTTTCCGGGTTTGATCGTGGCGCCCATGTTTTCGGCCTGACTAAAGGCCAATTTTCGATGATCGACATTGCGTCGGCGGTGTTGGCGAAGACCGGGCCGGCTGACGTGTCCGTGTGGACCTGGTGCATTGCGGAATACGAGGCCGCGGCGATCACGGCATTCATGACCAACGGCGCGGTGTCCGGCTTCCGGCTGGTTATGGACTGGGCTGGCGCACAGCGGGACATGCCGATCGTGGCGGACTTACAGGCGCAGTTTGGTGACGACTGCGTGCGGGTGACGAAAAGCCACGCGAAGATCGTGACGATTTCGACGAAATGTGGATGGCGGGTGGTGATCCGTGGGTCGATGAACCTGAACGCCAATCCGCGCTTTGAGCAATTCGATGTGTCCGACGATCCCGCAATTTACGCGGTGGTTGACGACATGATGGCGGAGATGTGGGCGCGCGGGCGGCCGCTCCCGGTCCGGCGCATGGTCCATGCGGACGCGGTGAACCTGCTGGCCGCATCGGACGTGAAAGACGCGCCCGCGACATGGATGCCGGCTGCTGCTGGCGATTGGTGGGGTAATGCGAGGCAAAAAGCCGGCCGCGCCGGTCGATAACGTCGTTGCCGGGGTTTTCGCCTCGGCGGCGGTATCGGAACCGGACTGGCTGACGGAATACCCCGGCGAAAGCTGGGGGGAGCGAGCGGCAGAGATTGCCAGCGAGAAATGGAATGCGGCCGTGGCGGATATGACCCGTATGCGGACGCTCGGCCCGGAGAACGCAACCGCGCTGGAAATGCTGGCGGTGAGTTATGCGCGGTGGCGGTTGGCCGAGGCGCATATAACGAAACATGGTCCGGTGGTCCCTGCGCCACGAACCGGGACCCCGATGCAAAACCCGTATCTCTCGATTGCGAATGGTGCCGCTGAGCGGTGCATGAAGATCGAGGCTGAGTTGGGCCTGCCGCCATCAATGCGCGGGCGGGTCGGTAAGGCTGCTGCGGTGAAAAAGGTGACGAATGCGGCAGACAGGTTCCTTGCCGCGAAAGCGTAAATACCACACCGACACAGACCCCGCCTCGGCATGGGCCGAGGATGTTGTGAACGGCGATGTGGTGTCCGGACATTTCATGCGGCTGGCCTGTGAGCGGCACCTACGCGACTTGAAGGACGGACCCAAGCGCGGGCTTCATTGGCGAACGGAACAGGCCGAGCGGGCGCAGGCGTTTTTCCCGGCGGTGTTGTCCGTCACGGCGGGCGCCAAGGTCGGCGAACGGTTCAACTTGCCCAGTTATACGACGTTTGTGGTCGGCTCGCTGTTTGGTTGGATGCGTGCGGACGGTCGGCGGCGGTTCCGGCATGCGTGGCTGGAACTAGGCAAGGGACAGATCAAGTCGCCCCTGATGGCGGCCCTCGGCCTCTACGTCATGGGCTGGTGCGGGATTGCCCGTTCCGAGGTCTACGCTATCGCGAAAGACCGCAATCAGGCCAACGTTCTGTTTCAGGACGCGGCGGCCATGTGCCAAGCCCCTATTCCGGGGCGCGAAGACGAGACGCTGGAAAGCATCGGCGAAGTCCTGATCCGGGGCAACGGGCAGATGTCATGGATGATTGAGCATCCGGCAACGCGGTCTGTGTTCCGTGCGCTGGCGGGTGACGAACGGGTAAACGGCCCGCGTCCGTCGCTGGTGCTGGGCGATGAGATCCACGAATGGCGCACGGGCGGTGCAATCGAGACCTGGCAGGCGGCAATCGCCAAGATGCCGGGCGATAGCCTGATGCTGCTGGGCACGAATACCCCGGCGGCGGACCAGTTGGTGGGAACCGAGTATTCTGAGGTCTACCAGTCGATCTTGCGCGGCGAAGCTGATGACGACGCGGCGTTCTCGCTGATCGCCCGGACTGATCCCGGTGACGACCCGATGAACGATGAAAGCGTGTGGCGGAAGTCCCTGCCGTGCCTGGGGTTGACGTTCCCGATTGAGAATGTGCGAGGCGAGGTCCAGAGCGCGAAGGGGCGAATGGCCAAGGCTTTGGCGACCAAGCGCCTGTATTTCGGCATTCCGGTCGGCACGGCCGAATATTGGATCGACTTGGACGCATGGGAAGGCGCGCAAGGCCGGGTGGACATGGACGCATTCGCCGGCCGGTCATGCTGGCTGTCATTGGACCTGAGCCGCAAGAACGACCTGACCGCGCTCGGGATCGGGTGCCGGGACGACGAAGGCAGGTTGGTTGCCGCGGTGCGATATTGGAAGCCAGCGGACGGGCTGGCGGACGCGGCGCGGACGGACCGGGCCTCGTATGTTGAGTGGTCCCAGGGGCCGGACCCGTTCTTGAACGCTGTTCCCGGCCGGACGATCGACTATTCGTTCGTTGCCGTCGAAGCGCAACGGATGTGTGCCGAATACGAAGTGGAAATGATGGCGATCGACCCTGCGTTCATGAGCGACTTCCGGGCCGCGTGTGACGCGATCGGGTTTGATACCTGGATCTGGTCGCCGGACGAGAATTACGGCAGCGGCTTGAAGATGGTCATCCACGGGCAGGGGGCGCAGGGCATGACCAGCGACAAAATGCTGTGGATGCCTCGGTCTCTTGGCGTTCTGGAAGACATGATCCTGAACGGTGAGATCGTGATTGACGAAAGCCCCATCACGAAATGGTGTGCGGGCAACGCGGCGATCAAGGCGGATGCGCGCGGCAATCGGTATCTAGTGAAGGCGCAGCAGCGCGGGCGCATTGACGGGCTTGTGGTCCTGGCGATGCTGGCCGGGGCGGCCGAGGCGCGCGGGATGGCCGAGGAAGTGTCGTTTTGGGAAGCCGCATAGCCTGATGGGCATTTTCCACCGCATCATCGGATTTGCTGCAAAGATGATTTCGCTCGAATTGTTTCGCGAGGTTTACGGCGGCGGTAGGGAAAGCACGGCCGGCGTCACGATTAACACGCAGGCGGCGCTTGAGACGGCAACCGCGCTGGCATGCGGTCGGGTGATTTCCGAGGGGTGCGCGCAAACCCCGTGGCATGTCATGCAAGAGCGGGACGGGCGCAAGCAGGTCGCTGACGATCCGCTAGATTACGTGCTTTATCGTCGGCCGAACCCCTGGCAGACTAGCTTTGAATACCGCGAGACCGTGCTGCTGCACGCGATATTCTGCGGGAATGCTTACAGTTTCATCAACCGGGTTGGCGTCGCGCGTGAAATCCGCGAACTGATCCCGATCGAGCCGGGCCGGGTCACGGTCAAGCAACTCCCGAACCTGTCGCTGCAATATCGGGTGACGGCGGACACGGGAGAGGCCAAGGACTTCGGCCAAGACGCCATCTGGCACCTTCGCGGCCCGTCCTGGAACTCGTGGATGGGCCTGGATGCGGTCAAGATGGCCCGAAATGCCCTTGGCCTGGCCATTTCGCTGGAGCAGGGGCAGGCCGAGTTTCAGAAAAACGGCGCCAAGGTAACGGGCGCGGTTTCGGTTGATGGCCGGCTGGACAAGGCGCAGTTTGAGCAAATGGCAGCATGGCTTGACCGCCACCAGATCGGGGGCGACAGGTCACATAAGCCGCTGATCGCGGACCGAAACGCAAAATTCCTCCCGATGACCATGACCGGCGTCGATCAGCAACTAATCGAGACCCGCCGGCACCAGATCGAGGAAATCTGCCGGCACTTCCGCGTCATGCCGATCATGGTGGGGCATTACGACAAGTCATCTACCTACGCGAGCGCGGAACAGATGTTCCTTGCTCATGTCGTCCACACTTTGATGCCCTGGTATCAGCGAATCGAGCAGTCGGCGGACGTGAATTTGCTGAGCGAGGAACAGCGCCGGGCGGGCCTCTACACCAAGATTAACCCGAATGCCTTGATGCGCGGCGCGGCGAAGGACCGGGCCGAGTATTACGCCAAGGGCTTAGGCTCTGGCGGCGGCAAGGGTTGGCTTACCCAGAACGATGTGCGGGGCTTTGAGGATATGGACCGCATCGACGATCCCGAGGCCGATGAACTGGCGCAACCCGCTACCGCTCAGCCACCAGCCAGCCCGCTGGCTGATCCCGGCGCGTAAGGAATACCCCGAATGGACAGGCTTGATTTTGCCCTCGAAGTGAAGGGTCTGACGGATGCTGGCCATTTCGAGGGCTACGCGTCGACGTTCGGTGAGCGCGACCTTGGCGGCGATATCGTGGTTGCCGGCGCGTTCAGGAAGTCCATCAAGGCCAGCGGCGCCAAGGGCGTCAAGATGTTCGCGGACCACAATTCGACCAAGCGGATCGGCGTGTGGACGGAGATCGCCGAAGACGAAAAGGGCCTGTTCGTGAAGGGCCGGCTGCTGCTCGAAAAGCAAGACGGCAAGGACGCCTATATCGACCTCAAGGAGGGCGTCATCGACGCCATGTCGATCGGGTATCGTGCGGTCGATCATTCCTACGATGGGCGGCGCAAGGCGCGGCTGTTGAAGGAAGTCCGTCTGTTTGAAATCAGCCTGCTCCCGTTCGGAATGAACGAAAGCGCCCGCGTGACGGGCTTCAAGTCGGCTGAGGACATCCAGACCATTCGAGAGTTTGAGGAAGCGCTGATCAACGGGACGTTGCCGGCGCTGTCCGCGAAGGAAGCCAAGGGCCTTCTTGCCGGCGGCTTCCGTGCAATCCGATCCGAGCGGGATGCCGGTGGGGTGAGCGAAGAACTGGCGGAACTCGTCCGCCGCAATACCCAACTCCTCCGTTAAGGAACCCATCATGGAACTGCAAGAGTTCAAAAGCCTGCTGGACAAGCAGGGCGAAGCCTTTGAGGCATTCAAGGCGACGCACGACGAGCTGAAGAAGGCCGATGTTGTGACGGCCGAGAAGCTGACGCGCATCGAGAAGTCGTTGGATCAGGCCGTCGAGGCGAAGGCCGCAATCGAAGCCGCGATCAAGGCCGAGAAGGCCGAACGCGAGGCTCTGGAACTCAAGATCAATCGCTCCGGCCTGAGCGGCACCGAAACCGAGATCAAGCGGGCGCTGGAACGCAAGGAGTTCAACCTCCAGATCGGCGGGATTATGGCCGAGAAGCGCCAGGCGTTCACGCCGCTGGATGAGGCCGGATATGACGCCTACAAGGCCGCGCTGGATGTCTACACCAGGAAGGGTCGCGACGCCCTGAACTCCGACGAGTTCAAGACGTTGGCGGTCGGTTCCGACCCGGATGGCGGCTACTTCGTGACTCCGGACACGGGCGGGCGCATCGTCCGCAAGGTGTATGAAACCTCCCCCATGCGGCAGATCGTGTCGGCTCAGACCATCTCCACCGACGCGCTGGAAGGCATCGAGGACCTGGGAGAAGCCGGCGCCGGCTACGCGGGCGAACGGTCGCAGGGCAGCGACACCACGACGCCGCAGGTCGGCAAGTGGCGCATCCCGGTATTCTGGATCGACACCGAACCCAAGACCACGCAGCAACTCCTCGACGACGCATCGGTTGACATCGAGGGCTGGCTGTCAGGCAAGGTGGCGGACAAGTTCGGCCGTTTCGAGAGTGCCGAGTTCGTGACGGGCGCGGCGAACAAAATCCGCGGCATCACCAGCTACACCATGGCGGCCGACAGCGGATCGGGCGTCACCTGGGGTTCGGTCGGCTATGTGGCGACCGGCACCTCGGCAGCGTTTCCGTCGTCCAACCCCGCCGACAAGCTGTATGACCTGACGGGCACCCTCAAGTCGGCGTATCTCGCCAACTCCAGGTGGTTGACGCGCCGCTCGGTCGTCACCGCCATCCGCAAGTTCAAGGACGGCATGGGCAACTATTTGTGGCAGCCGTCTTTCGTGGCCAACGTCCCGGAGACGATCATGGGCTATCCCGTGACGCGTGCCGAGGATATGCCGGCGATCGGGGCCGATAGCCTGTCCCTCGCGTTCGGTGACTTCGCGCAATTCTACCAGATCGTCGACCGGCAAGGCATCCGCGTGCTTCGCGACAACCTGACCAGCAAGCCTTACGTCAAGTTCTACACGACCAAGCGGGTCGGCGGGGGCGTGGTCAATTACGAGGCCGTGAAGTTCATGAAGTTCGGCACGTCGTAACTAGCGGAGACAGGGAGAACCACCATGAACATCCACAACCTCCTCAACAATACCAAGATCACGCGGGTTTCGGCGGACGGCGCTGGCGCCGCTTCCGCCACGCCGACCAAGGCCACCATCATCGACATGGACGGCTTTGACAGCGTGTGTTTCATCGCGGCGATGGGCAACGTTTTGGATACGTCGGTGCTGACGCTGAAAGCGGCGGGGGCAACGACCAATTCCACGGGCGCGATGGCTCTGCTGACCGGCAGCGCGACCTTCACGGCCGGCGCGTCGGACGCGGACGACAAGCTGATCATCCTGGACGTGGTGCGCCCTCCCTACCGCTACATCGAGGCGCAGCTGTTCCACGTGACCGCGAACGGGCCGTTCGATGGCATCTTTGCCATCCTATACAACGCGTCCCGCGTCCCGACCACGCAGGGATCGACCGTGATCGCCTCCGCGACGACCGATAGCCCGGTTCTGGCGTAACCAGCGGCGGGCTTCGGCCCGCCCTTTTTCTGACGGAGACCGGCCATGGCCGCAGCTTTTCGGCAGGGCGATCAAGCCCTGATGATCGACGGGACGGAGGTCACGGCCTCCGCTACCGAACTGAACCGGGCGGCCGATGCCACGGGCGGTAACCAGGCGCTTACGGCGACGTCGGCTGTTACGGCCGGGGTCCGTTCGCTCACGCTGGCACATGCATCTGTCGTGATCGCGGCCACGATTGCAGACACGACCGCGCATACGGGCTTCTTCTCGGTGACCAACACCAGCGCATCCGGCACGGCCGCGCATACCGTCACGATCACCACCGGGACCTGGAACGGGACGAACAAGATCGCGACGTTGAACTCCCCGGCCGAAAGCCTGCTGGTTTTCTTCGACGCTGCCGGCAACGGGACGGTCGTGGTCAATACCGGCTCCGTCGCGCTTTCGGGGTAGTCGCCATGCACGTCCAGACCTTTCCCGTTACCGTCACGACCGACGCGAGCGGCGACGCGACCGCTTATTCCGATCCGGTCAATGGCCTGTTGTCTCAGGCTCGCTACGTCAAAACCGACTTTGCTAACGGTGTGGATTTCACGATCACATCGGAGTCCACGGGCGAAACCCTGTGGACGGAGTCCGATGTGAACTCGACCGCCACCCGCGCACCGCGTCAGGCGACACATTCCACTGCGGGCGTTGCGGCGGTCTACGCGGCGGGCGGGGGCGCAACGGCGGTCAACGACCTGATCGCGGTATCCGGCCGGATTAAGATCGTGGTTGGGTCTGGCGGCGACACGAAAACCGGCACCTTCTATTTCGTGACGTTCTGATGCTCTCGATCGTCACGGCTGCGTCCGACCGCTCGCTGTTGACTGCGGCGCAGATGCGCGCGGCTGTCGGGCTAGAGGTTGGCGACGCATCGCAGGATGTGGCCTTGGCGCGGCTGGGCGCGATGGTGTCGGATGCGATCGCGCGGGACTGCTGCCTCACCACAGCGCTCGCCACGCCCCCTACGTTGCGACAGGAGACGCTTACCGAGGTATTCCGCCCCTACCGTGCGGAACTGAGGTTGACCCTATCCAGGCGGCCCGCAACGTCGGTCTCGGCGGTCGTCTCCGATGGCGTCACGCTGGAAACGGACGAATATGAACTGGACGGGACGCGGAACGCGCTGATTGCGCTGTCTGACGATACCCAGGTGAAATGGGCCGGGCACAAGATCACGGTCTCCTATGTCGCGGGCTGGGACACGGTTCCCGATGCGCTGGCCTTGGCCGCGTCTAAGCTGCTCCGCATGGTCTGGTCCGAGGATGGGCCGGGCGCGAGGTCTGACCCAAACCTGAAAAGCGTCGACATCGAAGGCGTCGGCCGGCGGGAATGGTGGGTCGGCGG